TGCTGAAGAAAATAGTCCAGCCTTCCAGACAGGACTTACTCATGGGGGCATATAGCTCCGGTCTCACACCTGAAAAATTATCCGGCCTCCATCGGAATGCAGATGCAGGACGGATCGATCAGACCATGCGGTTGTATTCAGATGTGATGAGCAAAGACCTTCACTTGGGGGGTATCCTGGATAAACGCAAGGGTGCGGTAGCAGGCTGTACCTGGGAGATCATACCTGGCACGGATGATACCCAGGGGGAAAAGGATACTGACCTGATTCGTGAACTCTTCAGGGTGATTCCCAATTTTGACGATATGATCCGATCCTTGATGGAGGCAGTGCCATACGGTTTTTCATTCCTTGAGGTTATGTGGGCCACAGATGGTAAGTGGATTTATGTTGAGAGCGTTGACGATATTCTTCCCCACCGTTTCATCTTTCAAGACAACAAAGACTGGAAACTCCTGTCATACCCCCGCCTTATAACTGACGATAACCTTAATGGAATAGAGCTTCCCAAAGACAAGTTTTTGTTTCACAGATTCCAGCCCAAAGGCGGGTACGTGGTACGAAGCGGCTTGATGCGTGCTCTGGTCTGGTGGTGGATGTTCAAGAGTTATTCCATCAAGGACTGGCTTGCCTTCATGGAGATTTATGGGCAGGGGTTTAGGATCGGGCGCTACGATGAAGGAGCTTCCCCTGGTGATCGGGACGTACTTGAGGAAGCCGTCAAGAACATGGCCACCGATTTCTCGGCAGTGATCAGTAAGAGCACGGAGATTGAAGTCAAGTATCCGCAGATCACATCGGCGGTAGCCAGTTATGAGAATTTCGGGCATTTCGCCAACGCGGAAATGAGCAAGCGTGTCCTGGGCCAGACATTAACCACGGAGCAGGGTGAGAAGGGAGCCAGGGCTTTAGGTCAGGTTCACAAAGAGGTTGAGCAGGACGTTCTCGAGTACGATGCCCGATGCATTATGGGAACGATCCAGAAGGGGCTTGTCGTTCCCCTGGTGGACTGGAACCATGGCCAACGGGATAAATACCCAAAGTTTATGATCCATTACCAGCCGGAAGAGGACCTCTTACAGCTCGCGCAAAAAGATAAAATCCTCATAGTCGATATGGGAGTTGAAGTCCCTGTATCTTATATCAGGAGCAAGCACGGTATCCCGGAACCTGAAGGAGACGAACCTGTCGTGGGTAGGTTAATCAACCCTACGAAAGAGGATAAAGACAAGGGGAAAGCAGCGCAGTTCCAAGAGGAAGCCGCAGTTGAGGATATTATCGGTCTGGTGGGAATGGTCAAGCCTCTTCTCATGGAGCTTTCGGAAGACAAGATCAGAGATATTTTGGGAAATGTGGGACGACAGATAACGGCCTTTGAGGGAGACCTGAGGGAAGCCGTAGCTAACCGGGTAATTACTGAGGTCAATGGCATACTTCGTGGACAGATCGGTACAAGGGAAGCCCTTGATGGATTGACCAGTTTCTTCAGCCAGGATCGGTTCAGGGATCCGGATTCAGGCGAATATACCATGGACCCCAGGGCACGGGCGGAGCTGTATATCCGAAACGAGATGAAACAGGTTCACAGGGATGCAGCCCTGGAGAGTGCAAAAGAGACCTATCCCAACCAGAAGCTATACGTATTTTCACGTGGGCCCAGGGATGCCCGGACGGAAGCAGACAGTATGGCGATTGAGGAATTGACTAACTGGGAGTATGGGGGGATCCCCATGCCGGTTGACCAATACTGGTCTCACCCTACGGTGCAGGCAGCTCATAGGCCGAATGATCGGGGACGGGACGTGCTCTGGCCGTTGAGGAGGTTCCCGCCGGAGGTCCAGAAGGCAATCGTCACGAAGTGGGGGAAATAACGATGGCGGCAAGAAAACTTACTATCAACGAATTGAAGACGATGGATTTTAGCTGGATGGCTCCATTCATCGAATGGTTCTTTAGAGAGATAGGGATTGACCTTAACGATGCCCGTATCGACCCCAAAGACAGGTGAGTCGAAGAACGACTTCATAGCACGGTGCATGTCCGATCCCGTGATGCAGGAGTACGACCAGGAGAAACGGGCGGGGATATGCTATACGCAATGGGAGCAAGCGAACATGGCAAGTAAGAACGCAACGGCGGCCTGGGATTTCAGCGCGGCGAAGTACGACCTGGATCAACTGATCCGGGCCTGCGCGTGGGTAGCGGATAAGTCTAAAGACGAATTGGCCAAGGGTGACTGCAAGCTCCCGCACCATACCCCGGACGGTACTCTGATCTGGCGCGGCGTAGCGGCGGCGGGGGCGGCTATCCAAGGAGCCAGGGGAGGGGTAAGTATTCCTTCCGGTGATCTGGCAAAGGTGAGATCCCACCTGGCAGCCCACTATCATGAGTTCGACCGTAAAGCTCCTTGGGAAGCAGCGGAGCACGAAGGACTTGAGGATTACTTTGAGATATTCAGGGCGGGAGAATATCCCCAAGGGACTATCACAGGGGAAGACCTTGATATAGCTGTGAGCGATTACAACCCTGATATACACGAAGCCCCGGTGGTGGTGGGACACCCGGAACATAACAAGCCCGCGTTCGGCTGGGTGGAGTCCTTGAAGCATGAAGGCGGGGTACTCCTGGCAAAGCTCAGGGACGTGGTGCCAGAGTTCGCCGAGACGGTTAAACAAGGGCTGTTTAAAAAGCGCAGCGCCTCTTTCCTGAGGCCGCACGTAAGCCCTACAGGGCGGTGGTACTTGAATCATATCGGGTTCCTGGGTGGGGCGATACCCCAGGTAAAAGGATTGAAAGACATCGGGTTTGCAGATGCCCGCCATAGAGCGGACTTTGAATTCACGAAGGAGGAATCAATGCCAGAGCCAAAAGTACTGACACAAGAGCAGGTGCAGAAAATGATCGATGAGGCGGTAGCCAAGGCCAAGGCGGACGCGAAGGCCGAATTTACCGCACAGGCTGCCATACAGAAGACAGAGAACGAGGCCTTGCAGGCCAAGGTAAAGGCCGCAGAAGATAAGACCCGAAAGGTTGAAAGCGAGGCGGCCAGGAAGGACGTGGTTCTGTTCCTCGAGGACCTTGTGAAACAGGGAAAGATGCTGCCGGCCATGAAGGACAGCGGCCTGGTGGAATTCATGATGGGCCTGGACGGTGAGACGGCTACTGTGGAATTCGTCCAGGGAGACAAGAAGGAAAAGATCGCTCCACGAGCCTGGATCCGAAAATGGATGGAAGGTTTGCCGAAGGTGGTGAACTTCGAGCGGGTAACCCCAGGGGATAAGGGAAGTCCTACGGATTTCGAGAAACTGGTGGAAAAATACCAGACAGAGAAAAAAATCTCCAGGGCTGCGGCTATCAGCTTTACGGCCAAGGAACACCCGGAGGCCCATGCAGAATATCTCCAGGATTTGAAGGCAAGCAAAAAATAGGGCCGTTGCCCATAAAGGCTTAGAGGAGGAAATACCATGGTTGAAGGGATCAAGACATTCACGGCAAACGGCGCACTCGGCGCGAAAATCAGGGTGAAGCTTACGCCTGCTTCCACTACCAAGCCTCCGCAAGTGGAAGTGGCCGGTGCAGGTGAACAACATATAGGAATTACTGAGTACGCAGTAAAGACCGGTGAACCGGTGGCAGTGAGACTGCGTACCCATCCCGGGACCCATGAGGGGATCGCGGCTGAGACATTCGACGTGGGGGCTACCCTCTACCCTGCTGCGGCTGGTGAGTTCAAGGACACCTCCGACGGTACTGCTACCGGGACTGCGCTTGAGGCGGCCACGGGCGTGGGCGATATCGTGGAGATGATCGACTTTACCGTTATCTCCACCATTGCGTCTACGATTTCCCTTGCGGATGTTGGGGGCCTTTATGACGCAGCCGAACTCGAAGCAGCCGCAGCCGAGGTTATGGTAGCTATCAAGACCACTCAGGCGGTTATGCCCATTCCCCTCACTTCCATCACGGAGGAGGACGGGACGCCATTAATCAAACAGGCAACGACCGTTGCGGGATTCGCTCAGATAGCTAACAAGGAAGTGGTTATCAATATCCCGATTGATTGCTCCGAAGGCGAAGAACTCCAGGCAACGGTTCCGGTTCCCCAGGACCTCGACGATTCCGCTGATATAACGGTTCACGTGCTGGTGGGAAAGGCGGCTGATCTTGACGCGCTGACCCTCGACTGCGAGGTCTTTCCGTGTGGCGTTGCTGTTTCCGGTAGCGCGGACATCCAGGACACAGCGGCGACGACTATCACTGCGGCCATTTCCGAGCTGATTTTCACGTGCGGAGCGGACGGCGTTATTGCTGCTCCCGGGACTCTCACGATCGTGCTTTTGATTGGCGGGACTAATGACGGGGATGCCGTTTACATTTATGGCGTATGGGTTGAGTACAAACGTAAAGCTCTGACTTCATAATTTGAAGCTGGATAAAGGATTAAGGAGGATTAACAAATGGCACGACCAACAGAAGCCACAACGCTCCAGAGGCCGGACCTCGGAGCTATCGCTTATGAGTACATGCTGGAAGCCAGCAGGAGGGGGTTCATCGGTCTTGCGCTGCTCCCCATATTCCCTACCCCGGAGCAGTCCTCGGATTACCCGGTGATCCCGATTGAAGCCTTAATCAAGCTCCAGGATACCAAGCGAGCACCACGAGCTGATTATGCACGCAGCGACTATGAGTTCGAAACCGATACCTATGCCTGCCAGGAGTACGGGTGGGAAGAGCTGGTTGACGATGTGGAAGCCAGGCTTTACCAGCGATTCTTCGATGCAGAGGAAGTAGCCACGCAACGCGCGGTGGACATTCTGCTCAGGGGGCAAGAGAAGAGAATTGCCGATCTGCTTTTCAATTCCAATACTTTCACACCTGGGAATGTCGGCACAGAGTGGAGCACAGCGGCGGACGCAAAGCCAAGGGCCGATGTGAACACGGCTAAAGAGGCCATGCGTGCGGCTTCCGGACTGACGCCGAACGTAATCGCCATGAGCCTGAAAGTATTCAATAATCTACTCCTGGTTGCAGAGATCACGGAAGCCCTCAAATTCACGAACCCGATTGAGTTGGGGGGATTCGAAGTTCAGAAGCGAGTGATTGCTCAGTATTTTGGGATGGATCGCGTGCTGGTAGGGGATGCCATTTATGACTCATCCAAGAAACCACAATCCTTCGTTCTGGCCGATATTTGGGACGATGAATACGTCGGGCTGTTCAAGATCAGTACTGGCGGGGCCAACCTACGGGAACCCTGTGTCGGTCGTACGTTCCTCTGGACAGCGGATAGCCCAAGCAATCTGGTAACGGAGCAGTACCGGGAAGAGGCCAAACGTTCGGATGTTTACCGTGTACGACACAATGTGCACGAGTGCTTGGTGTTCGCTGGTGCTGGCTACCTGATGGGTAACATCACTGTATAAGTCCAGAGGTTCACATGGCTCCGTATTGTACGAAAGCCGACCTGCCCATCCCTGCATCCCTGGCTGAAGCCTATGCTACGGATGCAACAGGGGAAAGCCAGGAAACGAAAGACGCCCGGATTGCAGCGGCTATCGACCAGGCGCAGTCTGAGGTGGAC